TCGGGATCACGGATTTGGCAAACAACGGGATAAGTAAAGAAAAACAGCGAAACATTTGTATTCTATTACCTGCACGGATAATTTTGTAACAGGTTATTCGTTTCGTAGGCAGTTTGTAGGTATGGCATATAATAATAGGAACACATTATTACGTATGGTGGAGATTCAGAACCTGGTTCTGGAACGCAAACGGCATGGCATAACGCAGCTACATGTATACGAAACAGAAGTTTATCCGAAATACTTTATATCTTACGCCACATTTAATAGGTATCTATCCTATCCGGCCAAACATGAACTGAAGTACGGCCGGAGGAAAGAAGAAGATAAACGACAATTATCCCTTAGTTTTTAAATCGATCAAGGTCACCATCCAACCATTATATTTATGATGATGTGTCCATCCTACCAGTCTGAGCGATCTGGTTTCCTCCCCTAGAAATATTAACGATTTATCTTCTACTGCATCCAGGACTTGATGTCCAAGTGTTTCATGTTGAAGTATATCTGCATCCGGTATACATCCGTCTGATTCGCTTACTACTTCTGACACTACATGTAAACGAATAGTGATCTCAGTTGTATTGGTTTGTTTGGTTTGTCTGTTTATGACCAGCGGAGAGAATTCGATAAACAAGCATGGAGCAATATGGATAATCCCTTCGTATTGAGCATTAAACCATTGTATGTCCTGTATACCACCGGAAACACTTCCGGTTATTTGTCCGTTTTCCGGATCAATGATCAATCCCAGGGAATCAGCAATCTGTTGTTTGATAGATTTGTACAATTCGTAATACATAGTTATTTAAATATTTGATTGAGTTTATTATCTATTATTTGATCGATTTTATCCGATAGTTCTTTACTATCGCCAACAAAGGGACGAGCGGGTAATTGGGCTGAACCTTTACCGAAAACCCGAACAGTCCCTCCGTCATTCTGGATGGCAGCATAGGGTTTATCGGAGGTAATGGTTACCTGACCGGTATTTGCAATATACCGCAAGCTGTTTTGTAACTCGTGAGAAGGACCGTTTAAGATTTTTCGTTGTGTCGCAGTTTTGCTGAAATTCAATTTTTTCTGTTTCCTGTCTTTAAAAGACTTCCCTGTTTTTTTATCCCGTTTAAAGGCGTAAGATGTCCGCTTTTCACCTTTGTAATCAAAACCATACCAGGAGCTTGATTCGTCACGACGTTTCACTTCGGGCCATTTATGCAGGCCACCATCGACAAAGCCTTCTTTGTTGAAGTTATCGCGGAAGTGATCTACGGCTTCCTTTCCAACTATCCGTGGCAAATCGTTTTTTGCCCATGCACTAACCTCTTCCAGTTTATGCCTGATTATCTGCTCTATGTCAGGATTTGTTCCCATCTTTTTTCATTAAGTTTTTAAGAAAATTGGCAACAGCTTTATGTGCACCGGGATAACACTCCTGTATGTAAGGATGATGTTCTGTAAATATGCTGCCGGTCATGGCTGGATTCAGATCAAGTCCCGGACTTGCCTGAGTTGTTTCCCTGGAGAGAAAGTTTACAGGAGTATCGCCACGATGTGTAACAGGTTCGTCTGTATTCTTAACATCACATTGGCAACCATACACGCAACCCGGATAATGATTTTTCCACCAGCTATCACGTAATGAACGTACATTATTATAATAAGGTTTATGTGAATCACGTGGGTTAACCGCTCGACTTTTGAGCCATTTCAGATTAGGGTATAAATCCTGATCCTTTTCAAATTCCTTAAACCGGGCAGCCGTACGGGCAGATTTAACGGCTGTATCATGTTCCGTTTTCAACCAGGTTGAATTGTAGGAACCAATAATCGGTTCGGATGCTTTTTGAAAATCACTGAATGGCCGTTGTTTCCCTTCATCGTTTACAAGGAGGGCTGCCAGGTCATTTTGTTGCCGGTGCGTCTTGAATGCAGCAAATACGGCATTGTTATATTTTAGTTCCTGCAAGAATTTATAATTGGGATCACCCCATTTCGGTCGGCCGAATCCTTCCTCTACAGCTTTGTCTAACTCTTCTTTTGTGAAAGAGAACAAATCCGGATCAATGTCACCTTCAATATCAAACTGCTCATAAATCCGTCTCAAGACTTTCTTCTGCAACCCGCCCGGAAAAGTGATCTTGAATCCTGTTTTACCGCTACCATTACAGATTCCGCAAGAAGCAGTATAAAGTCCGTCAATCAGCCCGGAAAAACCTATAGCCTCCGGGCACGGCCGAAAAAACCGAGAGATGCGTTTTCCCCTTTTTTATTTTCTTTTGCAGGACTTGGTTCGTCATAACTCTTATTATCTATCGTGTTTTCCTTTTTATGCTTCAGACCATAAAAGCGGAATTCATATCCTTTGAGCGGATATCCTTTCAGAATAAGAAATGGGAACAGCTTGTAATTTATCAGGTCCTGAATACGTTTCATACGTGCCTTGGTAAACTCGGTAAGAACGCGTTCATGTACTTCTGCTGTGCCTGACCAGGCTCCGTTTTTACCTGTATCCGTTTGTCCATTCATCATTTTTGCTATCTGATCATCGCAAAATTCGGCCATACCTTTATAATTATCAGAACTTTCTTTACTGGCAACCGGGGTAACAGTCAGTTTTTCACTGGAACTGATCACACCGACCAGGTCGCTTCCGAAATTTGCCGCCATTTCCAGTGCTGCTTTTCTCTCTGCCTCATTATCGGTATCAGTCTCATAGGTGATAAAAGGTTTTCCAAAACGTTCATTGTATTCGCTCCAGTCCGATCGGGCAAAAGTTTTCCAGATTACTTCCCGGCTAATGCTTTCCAGCTTACCTAAGTTTTCAGGTTCTCCCAAAGGCAGGAGGAAAAAGTCAGTTTCAACACCTTCATAGGATATCCCTTCCCTGTCATAAGGATTAATCACGATCAATTTTTCAAAAGGACGTACGTGTTCACGGGGAAAGATTTTTACATCAATAAATTCTCCCTTTTCGTCCTGCTCCTGAAATTCGATTAATTGGTATCCCCAAAATTCCAAATCCATTGCCATGGTCAGAAAATGTGTGAACCAAGGACGTTTGAACAAATCCGTTCGTTTCTTATCTTCTGTATCAGTACCTTGTTTCCCTACTTCAAATGGCTCGGTGATCAGAAATGCTTCCGCTTTTTCGTGTTCAGAGATCACCTGGCTGTCTTTCCATGTGTTTATATAAATCTCTAATAGTTTGAGTCTGTCCGGATTGGGTAAATATAAGGCATCTTCGACAGCCCTGTTAAGTACATTGATTTGCATATTTACTCTTTCAGGAGAAATACGGTCTAATCCGGATGAATATCTTTTTTTCTTTTTTAAGCCTCCGATAAAGGACGCCATGCTATTTCTGATACGTTGTATATCCATGATGATAATAATTGATTAGAGAGAAGTTTAAACAGTGTTTAAACGGTGTTACTCGAATGGGTTATGACTACGCCGGGGACGGCTTGCCCAGGCAAATACTGTTTTAGGGTTGCCGGTATCATTCAAGACGGGTGTAAGCGTCGTATTCTGACGTCCTGATCCTACTTTCTCGATTTCCTTTAGTACATCTTCATAGTTTTGCCGGACATGTTCCGGTATTTCATCATCCGGGCCGGACTGATACAGGTAGTAAACAGCCAGAATAACCATCCAGCGGACCAAAGACGGATTGCGGTTGCAGCCTTGTCGTTCTATCTCCTGGCTGATCCGGTACCGCTGGCTCAGTTTGTCATAAATATGTCCAAAGGCAGCATTTTCACAATCGACTAATTTAGCCGCATTGTCGCGTAAACGTTTACTCAACGAATTCTCGCTGATAAAAGTCAGGTAATCTTCCTGTTGTAAAAACTTTAGTTCCATAAGTTATCCTCTTCGGGCTGTATTATGTTTATATTTAGTTGAACGTATACCACCACTCTTGCTTTTAAGTGACGGCTTATTGAGTTTATAGACACCGCCTTCTACGGCATCAGGACCATCGTCGTGTTCTGCATCCGGGAAACCTAAGAACTGGTTCCTTATTTCCTGCATGTCCGGACTATGTTTTTCCGCTCGGTTGAAACGGAGCAAGCCGCGTTCGGCATAGGCAGAAAGGTCTTCTACACGTTCTGTCTTTTCCGGTTTCTTACGTTTGTCGCCACGGATTGCGATGCTATATCCGCGCAGGTCGGCTTCTTCATCATACTTCTTCAGGTGGATATCCTGTATGAAATTGGCCTCCATCCAGTGCGGACAGGTTTTGTTTTCCGGCACTTCTTCGGCCAGATCATAATGTCCGCGAACCATTTCGGGAGTGGTACACTGACGGCAAAATGCTTTGTAGATATCGAAATACTTACCGTTCTTACCGATCAGGACAATGGCCTTAAAGTCATTTTTCTTCGTGTCCTTATAGGATGGATCACAATAGGTAATAAGCTTTTCGCAGTTCTGGATCGGGGGCAGGTCTGCCCAGGGAAGGTGTTCTTCGCGGAACACGCGACCGATAACGATATGCTGGTGGAAAAGTTCGCGAAGACCGATACGCCGACCCATTGTATCCATTTTCTCCAGGATATCTTCACGGGAGTAGTTTTCTTTCCAGGCAGGAACACCTTTCTCTGATAAGTCCATTTCATGGGTGCGCGGATTTTCAAGCGCATAAACTTTAACCTGGGTGATTGTTTCTTTCTTGGGATCACCTTCTTCCACGTCTCCGACGATATGAGCCAGAATACTTTTTTTGTGTATCCTGTTTCCTACAACTACAAAACGACTGCCCTTAATAGGCGAACAACCGAATAAATCACCCATTACCCAGTCTTCCGCCTCGGTTACACGTTTTTCGTTTTTACATATTTCGGCGTCGTCGATATCATCTACAATAATCAGATTGGGACGATTGGCCGCTTCACGGGCACCGCGGGGAGACTGGCCGCGTCCAAACGCCCAGAAGCCGATCCCGTCGTTTGTTACGAAATGTCCGGTGTCCCATTTACCTGATTTATATTGAAGGCCGTAATCGGCTTTATAACGTTCGTTGAACATTAACTGTTCCTGAAGGTCAGACAGTAATCCATTGGCTTTGTTTTCATTCGCTGAAGCAATAATAACTCCGGAGAGTTTACCTAACGCTTTCAGGTACATGGGAACAAAGAGGTCCATAACTACCGATTTTGCATGTTCGCGCGGCCATTCACAAACCAGGTTGATTTTTTCTTTCTCAACCAATAATTTAACAGCCTTTTTATGGAACCAACCAAATTCAGCCTTAGCATATTTAGGAAAGTAGTATTTACAGAACTTATAAAAGTCCTTTTTCAAACCGTCAATACGTTTTGATCTCTGTTTCTCGGTCTCGTTCTCAATAGGCTGTTCACGAATGGTTTCCTGCATTTCTGCCAACCATTCATTGTATTCGCGCTGTTCTTTGGGGGTCAGATTACGTTCCAGGTTCATTGTGTACCTCCTCTCTGTTCGTTAAGGAAATCATTCAATGCAGGTGCCACCTCGCGGGCCAGCGTTGGATAGTTGTCTTTCATAAACTTATTGATAAGGCGTACGATACGTACAAGCGTTGTCCAGTCGGCTTCCTTCACCTTGATCATATTGAACAGGTCGCGGGCACCGTCGATATCTCCTTTCCCGATCAGGCGCGGTTCTCCGCCTTCCCGTTCCGCTTTGATATACTGTTCCTTCAGTTTGCGGAGTGTTGCCAGTTGATAACGTACTAAGTCGCGGGTGTCTTCGTGGATCGTTTGCATGGCCATCAGGTCTTCGGTAGCTTTCTGATCCCAGGCACCATCTTTCTTCCAGCGCGTGATCGTTTGCTCGGAGCGTTGCAGGATTCGGGCGATCTCCTGTTGCGGGACACCCTCTTTAAATAGAATGTAAGCAGCTTCTTTGTCGTTCATATCGCGTACTTTTTTGAGGCAAAGGTGCCGGAAGTCAAGCCGGGAAAAAAACAAAGTTCCAAGGTTGATAATAAAAGTTATCATCCTTGGAACTTCGTTTTGAACCCCTTGTTTTCCGGGTTTCCTTTGCCTTCGAATCAATTACGAACGAACACGAAACGAATATGCCTATGAGCAAATATGTTGACATACTAAACGAAGCGAAGAGAGAAGCCACAATGCGGCTCTTTGGTGAAATAGGCGGGCAGGTCGACGCCGACCTGTTCGCCCAGGAGCTTGCCGGACTGGATAACATGGCCGACACCGTACACCTGCATATCAACAGTCCCGGCGGGGACGTGATATCAGGTCTTAGCATCGTGTCGGCCATGCAGAGCATGCGGGCGTTTATCCATGTGCATGTGGACGGTATTGCTGCTAGCATGGCGGCCGTGATCGCCATTGCCGGTGATAAGATCAGTATGCAGGATTATGCCAAGCTGATGATACATAACCCGTACCCGTCTGATGACAGTGCCCAGATCAACGATAAGATGCGTAAGGCTTTAGGTAGCCTGACCGATACCTTACAAACGATCCTGAGCCGCCGCGGCTGTGATAAAGATAAGATCGGATCATTAATGTCTGCCGAAACCTGGTTTACCGCCGACGAAGCCAAAGCGGAAGGTTTGATCGATGAGATCGTGACCACCCCACGTAAAGAAGAATTTAAAAACCTCACGACTACGGAGTTACTTGTCCGTATCGCGAACGAATATAAACCCGTAAATAACAAAGACATGGATTTGACAAAAATTGCAGCCAAGCTGGGATTATCGGCTACGGCTACCGAACAGCAGATCATCGATGCTATCCAGGCAAGGGAAACGGCGCTGGCTGAACAGCGTAACGCGCTGGTTACTCATTATCTGGCTTTCGGAAAAACAAACGGTACGGTGACCGATAAAAACGAGGAACGTATGAAGAAGCTGGCAGCAGCTGACTTCGACCTGTTTGCCGAAATGGTAACCGATGTGCCGGAAAGTACAGTTGTAAAAATGGGCACTGTCCTGAATGAAGGCACCAACCTACGGACAACCGACCGTCTGAGTGCCGCCCTGAACGACCTGAAAGGCAAAGCCGCCGGTACTGCACAGGCGCAAGCCGGTAAAGACTGGAACTGGTATCAAAAGAACAATCCGGGCTACTTGAACGAATTGGAGAAAACAAATCCGGCACAGTTTAAGAAGCTGCTGGATGATTACGAAAACAGCTTATAACAGAGACACATGCAAGAATTACAGAATCCTATTGTAAAATGGCCGTATGGCGCAGCAACCCTTTTGCTGATGACCGCTGCCGGCGTACAGGCTTTTGGCATCGTCAACAACCTGACTATTGTAGACGGTTCGTCCGTCGTGGCTACGGATAACCGTACGCTTGATCTTACCGCCGATCCCGACCTGACACCGGGAGCACGCGTGATCGTTAAGACAACCTCCACCGGCACGGAAAAATTGAATCCCGGTACCGGAGTAAAAGGCGAAGCCATTACCGGAGTAGCCGGTAAAACCTTCGTGGCTGAATATGTGTACGACGGTATCAGCTTCGTACAGACAGGTAAATCAATTCAAATCGACTAAACGATATGGCAGAAATCAGAACAACTCTCTATTCAAAGGAGTTACAGAAACAAATTTTCCCGGACAATGACTTTTATAAAAAGTCCATAGCCGAAACCGGTGTGGCCGACACTACGGAAACGGTTGAGAAGCCGGTACAAACCCCGATCGGTAAGGCAAAGGAAGGCAAACCGAAATCCCTTCCGCTGGAAATCGAAGTATCAACCGATACAAAAAAGACGTACAACACGACACTGATCTACTGTCAGCCGTTGTTGATCGACTCGCAGAGCGAATTGCTGACTAACTACAGCAAACGTCAAACAAAACAAGAACAGCAGGCTGGCGAAATGAACAACAAAATCGCTGCCTATGCTGCTTATCATTGGTCACCGACCAAAAGTACGAACATCTTGAAAACAACCGGAGATGCACGTAAAAGTAATATCCTGGGACTGACCTCAAACCGGAAGGCCCTGACAAAGGATGATTTGCTGACGCTGCATAACCTGATGATGCGTATGAACGTCAGCGGTATTGGTGGCAAATGGTACGGCATGGTAACGCCCGACCAGTATTCCGACCTGTTGAAAGTCCCGGAATTTGTAGACTACTACAAGACCGGCAACAGTACGAAGCTGCTGACCGGCGCGGTCGGCATCATCCTAGGCGTTGAAATTTTTGTCCGCACAACCGACGAAGGCCACAGCGGAATCCTGTATAAAGCAAATGGTACTCCGTTGCAGGGAGACTCTGAAATCAAAGACGAACTGCTGACCGGTGGCCTGTTCTGGAATGACAAAATGGTTTGCCGTGCCGAAGGTATGGTTCGTACTGTCGTTAACGAGAATGCTCCGGGTTACCTGGGCGGTACCATCATCGAATCGTTTACCCGCTTCGGTGCCGATATCATCCGTGACGACCAGAAAGGTGTAATCGCTTTATTGGAGGACAAGGCATGAGAACCAGTCAGCGCGGTATTAACCTGATTAAAAGCTTCGAAAGTCTCCGCCTGGAGGCTTATCGTTGCCCGGCAGGAATTTATACGATCGGTTACGGTCATACAGCCGGTGTGCGCCGTGGAGACGTGATCGACGAGCAACGGGCGGAACAGCTATTGACCGAAGACCTGCGGAAATTTGAAGCTGTAGTGAACCGGGAATGCCCTCATGTCAATCAGAACCAGTTCGATGCTCTGGTCTCGTTTACGTTCAACCTGGGCGAACGCAACCTGATGAAATCAACCCTGTTGAAATGTGTCAAGGCAAATCCTGCCAATCTGAACATTCGCACGGAACTCCTTCGTTGGAACCGGGCCAATGGCGAAGTGTTAGCCGGACTGACACGTCGGCGCATGGCGGAAGCCGATTTGTATTTCTCTTAATAAGGAATAATGATGGACTGGACATACATACTTACAACCGCTTTAGGTTCCGGAGGATTAGCCTCATTCATTACCTGGTTATGCAACAGGGAACTTTATAAAGCCAAAGCAATTCGGGACCGGGAAGGCATTTGGAAAGAGATGTATGAGTCCACCAAAGAAGCAACAGTAAAACTCAGTTATGAAAATGAACAACTATTTCAAGAGATACATGATCTCAAAAGGTTGGTTGTCAAGATGGTGGATTGTAAGTATTATACTCAGTGCCCTGCTCGTTACGAGTTGCAGGACTACAAAAGAAAATACTTCCATGTCCCTTCGCGACAATCTAACCTGGAACAGAAAGGTTTCCGTCGGCCTCGCGATCGTCCCTCCGAGCCTGGCGGAGTTGACAATCCCGATGGACAGCCTCCGTAAACTGCCTGAAGGGGCAGCCTATACAAAGAAATCCGGGCAGGCCACTTTGACACTGAAGATAAAAGGCGACAGCATACAGGGCACGGCCTCCTGCGACAGCCTTCAACAACTGGTCTTCGAACTTCAGGAGCAACTCCATCAGGCACGCGACCGCCTGGAGCAAAAAGAAAAGATAACAGAGCCGATAACCATCCCCTTTTTAGTCAAGTTTAAGTGGTGTTTAATCGGCATTTTAACAGGATTTATTTTAACAGTAATCATTCAAAGAATAAAAAAATGGCAAGAACGAACGGCGATATTATAGAAGGACGCGACCTTATGTTGTATATCAACACTGCGGCTGACGCAGCAACTCCTACATATACCCCACAGGCGGCAGCTACCAGCCACACCATCACATATACTGGTGAAACCAAAGAGCGTATAACCAAAGACACAGCCAGTGGTGCATATAGTAAAAAGAAAGTTACCAAACTGGGTGTAAGTATCAAATGTGAAGCCCTGGTTTCCTTTGGCGACTCTGCAGGATACGACAAATTACTGGCGGTAATGAAAAGCCGTGAAGCAGTAAAACTAAAGTACGGTTTTGCCCAGGAAGAAGCGGGCGACAAATACGAGGAAGGTTTGTTTGTCATCACATCTTTAGAACAAACCTCTGCCGCTGGCGAAGATGCAACCTACAGTGCCACTTTCGAAAATAGTGGCGAAGTAAAAACCAGCACAAAAACAGCTTGAGCAAATGAAAAAGAACATAATAACAATCAATGGCGTGCAATATCCCTGCCGTCTTACCTTAGGCGTAATCAAAGCCTTTAAGGAACAAACAGGAATAGAACTGGCTGATATCGGAGCCGATATGGTAGCACTAGGTACCCTGATCCATATTGCGGCTGGTAAAAGCTGCCAGAAGGAGAAAAGGCCTTTCCCATGGCAAAGTGCGGATGAACTGCTGGATGACATCGACCTGAGCGATATGCCCGTCCTGGTGGAAGAACTTTTCGGCAAGCAGACGGATACGGAGCCGGAGGCAAAAAAAAACGAAATCCCGGAATAGACCGGCTTATCGGAATGGCCATAGGCGTAGTGGGACTATCACTTCACGACGCCTGTAGCCTGACCCTCGAAGAGTTCAATGCCGTATACGAAGAGTGGCACATAATGGAAACAGCCCGCTACCAGGCCGGATGGGAACAAGCCCGGTTTATAGCGCACTGCACTTTGATGCCGAATGCCAAACGAGGGTTCAACCCGACTGATCTGGTGCGGTTTGAATGGGATAAAGAAATAAAAACAGAAGTGAGACCGGCTACACAGAAAGACTTTGAAAGGATACGGGAGAAGTTCGGAGATTAATCAGCCTTTCCGTTTGCATCCTCCCCGAATTCACGAAGTAATTCTTCGGCTTCCTGATCGGTAAGATTGCAAGGTTTCTGGCTATTCCATACTGCTATGACGACACATAGAAATATGGTCCCACAAAACAAGCATATTAAAAATTCAAACATATACTCAACTGTTTAGATTGCAAATATATGAATAATAAATTGACATATCAAATATTGCTGGAGCTAAAAGACAGAGTGTCTGCCCCAATAAAGGCGTTGAAAACTCAGTTTGCAGAAGTAGACAAAGCTGCAGCCAAGGTTGCCTCTACTTCTGAACGTGCAAATACGGTATGTAAACGATTAGCCAGTCTTGACATGGGTAACATGGTTAATATGCTTGATCGTGCAGGCCAGACACTACAGAATCTCGGAGGTTCAGGCAGTGCATTTGAACAAAGCATGGCCGACCTTTCATCTATTACAGGTATTGCTGGTAAAGAGTTAGCCGATTTAGGACAAGTAGCCAGGGAAACAGGAAAGACTTCCGGACTTGGCGCCAAAGGAGCTGCTGATGCTTTTGCTCTATTAGCTTCACAGATACAAGTCGACAAAATAGGAATGGAAGGATTGAAAATCCTTCAGAAAGAAACTATCACTTTGGCACAAGCTTCCGGCATGGGAATGGCAGACGCTGCTACAGCAATGGCTGCCACCATCAACCAGTTTGGGCTGGAAGCCGGTGAAGCTAATCGTGTAATCAATGTTCTGGCTGCTGGCTCTAAATATGGAGCTGCAGAAATAACCGATTTGGCCCAATCATTTAAAGTAACAGGTGCAGTAGCTGCAGCTGCCGGACTTTCGGTAGAGCAATCTGCCGGAGCCATAGAAGTGTTGAGTAAAAGTAACCTGAAGGGAGCAGAAGCTGGTACTGCATTGAGGAATATTATTGTTAAAATGCAAACTACGCTGGGCATGGATTTAGGTGAAACAGGCTTGTCTTCGGCCCTGGAAGCCTTAAAGCCCAAATTGAACGATGTAACCTGGTTAGCAAAGACATTTGGGGCAGAGAATTTAGCAGCCGCCCAATTTCTTATAAACAATGCTTCTGCTGTTGATGAAATGACAACAGCTGTCACCGGAACCAATGTGGCCCAGGAACAGGCTGCAATCCGGACAGACACCACTGCTGAAAAAATGAAAAGAATGCAGGCGTCCATTGATAATGTGAAGATTTCCATATTCAATGTTACCGGTGCTATGACTCCTTATATTTCTCTGCTCGGAGAAATGATGCCTGCAATATCTTCTGTAATATCTATTACACAGGTAATCAGTAAAAGCCTTATTTTTTTTAGTGAAGCAAATATCATTGCCAAGTCTGCTATTGTAGGGAGAATGATTGCAGAGAAAGCAGCAGCAGCCGTTACCTGGGCAATGACAGCTGCCCAAACAGCCCTGAATGCGGTGATGAGTGCGAATCCTGTCGCTTTAATTGTGATTGCAATAGCAGCACTGGTTGCCGGTGTCATCGCTGCCTATAAAAATTTTGATGGTTTCCGGCGAGTAGTAGATGCTCTTTGGGAAGGAATAAAGAAACTGGCCTCTGTCATTTGGGATGGTTTGGTCAAAGCTTTTGAAAAAGTATCATCCGTCTTAACTCCGATATGGGGGAAACTGAAGGCTTTGCTGGGGATTCAGGATGAAACGGTACAATCGACAGAAAAAGTAACTGCAGCGACGGATGAATTAGGTAAAACAAGTGAAACAACAGGTAAGACAGTTGATTTGTTAACTGGATTATTAGGGAACCAAGGAAAAAAACTTAATACGAACCTGGCAACTCTTGGTGGTATTGAGCAAAAAATATCCGACCTCAAAACAAAGCAAAAGGAGGCTATGGGTGATCAGGCAATTGCCCTTCAAAAAGAAATTCGCCTCTGGGAGAAGAAAAAGGAAGCGATGAATAATGCAATTATTATCGGTGCTGCCACTCCTCCAGAGTTAAAAACATTAGATGCTCCGGCGTATAAAGGTCTTAACTCAAAGAAACTAAAGACAACAAATCCAAAACTGGATGAATCCGGAAAATTAAAGGTTGTTGATTCCGGTCCATTGCAAAAGATTTCAAGGGAGATAGAAAAGGCGCAAGGTAAAATCCTGTCATTCAATGAATCTATCTTTGGTGAAAACAGTGTGATTGCAAGCTGGGCAGATAACGCAACATCCGGCATTACACGTATTACTTCAATTTTCAAAGACTTTGGGGACATGATGAAGAATGACACCCTTACTTCTATAGAAAAAGTAAGCGGAGGCCTTGCTGCTATGGGGGCGTTGATGGGGGCAATGGGTGCTATTGTCGATGGTGCGGCAGGAAGCTGGTTAAGCTGGGGAGCCAATATCCTGGCCATGGTGGCCGCTGCTATTCCGCAACTACTGACATTATTCGGAATCCAATGTTCGTTGGCTGTAGCTAATTCGGCCAGTGCCCTTCCGCCTCCATTTAATATTATCGCCATTGCTGCTACCGTAGCCGGTATTGCAGCTGCCATAGCCTCTATCCCTAAACCAAAGGCCTTTGCCAATGGTGGCATAGTCTACGGCAACACCTTTGCCCAGGTTGGCGAATATCCCGGTGCCGCGAATAATCCGGAGGTAATTGCACCGCTCAGTAAATTACGCCAACTAATTCAGCCAGTTAACACTGGCGGCGGAGTATATGAATTTCGTTTACGTGGCCGTGACTTTGTTGCCGTAGCCGCAAAATATGATAATATAAACGACCGTACACGATGAACATGAAATTAAGATACAGAGGTGGATTTTACAGTGTGAGTAATACATTGTATGATATTGAAATCTGGCAGGACGAATATGCCGGAACGGTACAGGAGATAGCTTTTTGCGCTACCCCTTTAGATTTGGAATGGCCAGAAACAGATAAATTGGAGCCGGTACAAAGCAGCCGGGCAACCCTGCAGCTTTACAGCGATTCCGACCGGCAGTTTATTGACTTATACACAATCAAGGCTGGAAGTATTCGTATGGATGTGTATAGAAACAAAGTTTTGTATTGGAGCGGAACACTTGATCCTGAATTGTATGAAGAACCGTTTGCTTATCTTTCTGATTACGGAGTGACACTAACCTTTGCCGATATGGCTATTCTGGACAGGTTGAACTGGAATAGAACCGGTTTTATGACATTGCGGGAAATCATTATGGAAACATTGGCCCAAACAGTCATTAATTACAAATCACTTCAGGAATATATCAGTACGAAACTGTCACAATATAGTTCTGATAATATTCTGGATGCCATCTCTGTGAATCTGGCGAACTTCTTTGATGAAGATGGTGAACCTATGACAATGCGTGAAGTACTGGACGAAACACTCCGGCCTTATGGTCTCCGGCTCATACAGAAAGAAGGAAAGATCGTACTTTATGATTTAAATGACATTTATACAGAACTTAATCCGGAAGCGATCAATTGGGTTTCAGACGATTCTGTTTTAAGTATTGATAAGGTTTACAATAATGTGAAACTGACATTTTCTCCATACGAAAAGACAACACTGCTCAAAGGTGTAGTGGATAAAGACTCGATAACAGGCGGTCGGCAATTGACTACATGGGTGGATGGCGGATCAGCCAATGATGAGAAAGGTTTCACAACCCGTTTATCGGACACTGGGATAGGTCTGGAAAAGAGTAGTAAAGCTAAATATTTTCATATTGAGCCAATTTATTCAGGACAAGATGAAGCGGGGATAGCATGGACCGTGCAAACATTCTCTTCCAGAGGTTCTGGAAATTATGTGAGTTATGTACAGCCTGCGACATCCAATACGGGAGAAATGCTGCTGAAAGTACCGGAGACTCCTTATCTGACATATATAGGATATAACAGGAATAAGTACAAATTGAAAGTAAACCTGTCTCTATTGTTTGATGTCCGGTATAATCCCTTTGAAGAGGCCCAGATAAATAATGAAGAAGGAAACTGGGACCGCCTAAAAAACTGGTGCAATTTTGCCTATGTCCCATTTATACTTACACTTCGTGATGCTTCTGGCTCTGCTATTTACCATTGGGAAAACAAGGAAGTGAAAAACAGTAATAGTTTTGCCCGTAATTGTCGCTGGGTGGCTGGCGAAGGAAAATGGGGAGATGCCTGGCTTTGCTGGTATCAGGGCAATAGAAAAAATGAAACCGGATTGGGCGGCTGGCAATCAAACAAACAGATCATCGGCTATTATCGCGGAGATAAGCTACCTTTTCTATTTGATAAAATGGACCAGGGAGAATATATCGATATGCCGGATAAACCGGGTTACATAGAGTTGCAGATTGGCGTTGGTGTCCCTTGCTATGACTATGGGAAAAATGGTTGGACACTTCGTGATGATATCAACGAACGTATTCGTTGGGCCTTGTATAAGGAGCCGGAAATCAAAGTCGTGGATAAAAACGGAAAAAGCCTGGATAATAAAGACGTGGAACACACAGCCTGGATAAATCGTTCAGCAAAGGAAGAATTGAAGATTGATACTATTCTGGGGACATTAAAAGAGGCATCCCCTGCCGCACAAGGGCAGCTATTCCTTACCTCTGACAAGTCGGTCAAAAATTCTTTTTACCGGGCGGAAGTCACTGACCAGCTTGAACGTCTTCTTATAGGTACAATTTATAGTAACTACGCTACACGTCACAATACACTTGCCGGAACAGTGGCATTGCTGCCTTCGTTTGGTATATACACTGATACAAATGAACCGGGTAAATACCTGTTATTAAGCGAAACCCAACATCTGAAAGAAGACGAAAGTGAAATACTTATGGTCCAGTTCGATGCGGATAATTATAAAGGAGTAGAATTCGATGAATAAGCAGTATACCTATATAGAAAACCAATACCCTGCCCGTCCCCGCAGCAAACGCCGCCGTGAAACGGGAGGAGGAACTTCCAGCGGTGGCAACACAACTGTTGTTACTGGTGGCGGAATCAACGATGGAGGGACAGGTGGTGTTACAAGTCACAGCCAGTTAAGCGGTGTTATTTCTACAGATGATGAATATTCTGAGTTTGCAAAAGATATCCATTTAACTTCCTCGGACGCAGATAAATTGAAACTTTTATCGAATCTTGAGATAATAGAATCTAGTCGACTTGGAGAGATATATCCAACTGATAAAAATATTTATTCTGCGTTAAGTACGGATATACGTATTGCAGAAGAACTTAATGATTTCCTTGTAGATATAGATGAGATGTATCTTCGAAAAGACATTGACGACCGGGCTCATGGGGTAATAACATTTGATAAAAAGATCGGTTCTACTGTTTATCTTGATGGTTATGAAGGACGAGGTTGGGAAATTACGGATCCGGGTGCCGTAATGATAGACTCTGCTCGTGTTCGGTCAGACATATATATTGGAGGTAAGTTCGGTTCCCCTTCTTTTGCCTCTGGCTTTACTGGATGGGGTGTTGAAATTGATATACCTACAGCATCAGGGACATTTGACTTTTTAACTGTACGCAAGTCAATGAAAGTTTATGAACTTGTATATTCTCAGATATATGGGCTTGGTGGTTCTGTTGTTATTTCTGATCTTAATAAAATTCTATATGTAGAAACGTGCCAAGGTTTCTATCGCTGTTATATGGATAGCATGGATGCCACAATGCGGATGAATCTTCGTAAAGACGATATCGTCCGGATGCAGCGTAGCCAGGGTATCAATGTTAGGTACTTCTATGGTGAAGTATTAGCCGTAACCCCAGATTACTTTGATCTGAAAATTATTGATGGAGAAGACTATCCCCAGCTAGGAGATGTTGTATTCCGTTTTGGTAATAAAACAGACAAAAACCGCCAGGGTATCATATATCTAACTTCTTCTGACGATAACGCTCCATATATCGACGTGCTGGATGGTATCACAGATATGTCCATGTTTGAAAAAGTAAAGGTTAGATTAGGAAACTATTCCGGAATCCGAACAAAGCAAGGGGTACAACTTAAAGGATATGGTATATATGCACAAGGTGCGGTCTTCGAAGACACAGATATCTATCTTCAGGATGGCACAACGGTAGAGCAGCAATTCATTGTAATGAACGGTAAGTTCGAAAGTACCATTGAAGGAATTAGAAACGACATGTCTTTAGAGAGTGGCAACATTCTTCGTAATTCATCTTTTGGTAGCAATACGAACTATTGGTCAATGACTAATACCGTTCATTTCATTAATGTCGGTGGTGATTTCCTTTGGATGGACGGGACCTTCTACACAGAGAAAAAAGCCGTAGCGGATATTTACCGGGACGGAAGCAAAAATGTTCTTCGTCTCCTGGATACAACTATAAGTCAACCGAACACTTTATTCAACGGTTCAAAACCGGAGGGGACCTATTCTTTTGCTTTTTACTACAAAGTGCTTCGGCCGGGAACATTATCCGTTGGAATATCAGGCAAGGATTTGTTTGTATCTGAAGCTCTGACTGCTTCTGACGGCTATCAGAAGTTTTCGAAAGTGGCTCAATGGGATGGAACCGGAGACTTTTCAATCGGCTTTACCGGGGAAATTCTAATTTATGGAGTGTCTCTTTTTAACGACGCTTTAGCCGATGCCCAGATTAAGCTACAAACACAGATTGATCAGACAACAGAATACATAAAATTACTTGCTAAAAAGGAGTATGTAGATGCCGAGACTGGAGCCATCTACACCAAGTATGATGCCTCATTAACTGTGATGGCAGATGATATAGAGGCCCGTGTTACCAGAACAGACTTTAACACTGAAACCGGGAGGATCAATCGTGAATTATCATCCCGGTTGGATATTCAGGCCGGATCAATTACAGGTATATCTACTGATATCGATAATATAAATCGCACAATAAGTACATCTGGCTGGATCAATACGACTCAAGGAAATACATTGTTTGCTGCCAAGACACTGGAAAACGGGCAGAATATTATTTCTTATATAAATCAGACACCAGGAAATACTGTGATTGCATCTAATCGTATCAATCTGATCGGGGCAGTATCCTTTAATATGTTGTCAGATTATACGACGATAAATAATAAGATCAATGGAAAGGCTGATTCTTCATCTTTAGGTGATTTAGCTTATCAAAACTATGTATATAGCAGAGATTTGGCTAAGGAAATCACAGATACAATCACAGCCAAAGTGTCTCCCGGTCAACTGCGAAACTATGCGTTTGCAAATGGAGCCAGTATCACTAAAGGAGATTTAATCAGTGCTTTGCAGACTGAGATAACCGGAAAGCTTACTGGAAGTTCAACCTCAAGTGGAAACAAATTAGCATCCGTTATTGTCAACGGTCAGGCGCTGATTGCCGGTGGCTATATTCAGGCAAATTTGATTAATGCAGATGATATATGGTGCACCAGCCTGGCAGCAATAAGGGGAAAAATTGGTGGATTTACTATTTCCGATACATCCATATATTCGGATCGGGTTACAATATCCCCTGAGAGTATATCATTCAGAAGTACTAATGGTAAGATCACGGGAGGATATGGTATTAGTACTGCTCCGGCTACGTTTGGTCTTGATGTTCCAATGTGGATATCTAATCATCAGGCCGGGCAAACAACTAATTACGGAATACATATAGACGTAGGAGATGCCTCGACAGCTACACAGGAAACCATTGGAGGCCCAATAACTTATGTTAAGCAGCCATTTAATAATATAGCTATCAGTACTGTAGGAGCCTTTGCCGGACTTGCATTTAAAACACGACAAATTAAATTGTCTACCACCTTGAAAAATGAAGATGTTTTAGTGTCCTGTTATAATACATCAGCTATAACAGTTTATATGCCAAGTAATCCTACTGTCGGAAAAGTGCTTTTTATTGTAGATATAAATGGAAGTGGCATTACTCTTAATGGGAATGGAAAAACAATTTATACTGATACGACATACAGCTCTGTACCTTCTCAAGGAAGGGGATTAATAAACCTTCTGATGTATGATGGACAGTATTGGAAATGGAATTCAATCAAATGGTAACTATTAATAAACAAACAATCATGAAAGTAAATTTCAACAAAGCATTTAAAAATTACAAAGGTGAAGATTCTCTGATTGAAGTAGAAGTACTCAAAGACGGGAAAAAGGTAATAGAAAAACAGCCTCAGATGATCTCCGACTTGGTGTGCCGTTGCCTGTTCTCTGGTGAAACGATAGAACGTACCGGAGATGCGGCGAAAGATAACGCCAATAAATTAACGGCTCATAATTTATGTATGAGAATTATTGGAGCAAAAGGGGCTATTGAAATTACTACAGAAGAAGCGACATTGATCAAGCAATCTGTATCGAGTCTTAATGCTGGTGGTTATGCACAGATAGTCAATCTAATCGAAGGAGGAAAGTAATATGAAAGTAAAGGCAGATGTCCGTAACAGAACCGGATACAATGATGTAGAAGATATACACGTCGGTTATGAGATTAATCAAACTACAGGCAGTCCGGTGTCAAGTATTCGGGCTAATATTGAACGGAACGATAAACGGATCGGGACGGTGACGGTTGAAAGAGATGGCCGGATGTATATTTCGTTGGATTATGCAAATGATATATCTTTCGATACAAAGCGAGAGGTTTTAACAACTATCCTAACAGATGTAGAAAAGGTATTTAATGAGCCGGAAACGGATAATATAACAGAATAATATGGCGGCAGGAGATATCATCATCCCGGATGGAAAGATCACCCCGGAAATTTTACAGAAGATAACTAATGAGGTAGTCAATAATATACAGACTACCTCAAAAGATCCAGGGCAATACGAGGTAGTGAATAGTTTACAGGATATCACTTCCATTCCGGTATTCCAGCAGACTGGAGCAACATATAAACTGGTAAGAGTGTTGGTCTCTATCCTCAAAGGGGTAGACGGTAAAGAAGTGCACCTACAATCAACCGAAACGCATTTGCAATGGCGTTGGACGGATGGTATGTGGTCAAATCTTATTGCCTGGGCTGATCTGAAAGGTGATCCAGGTGATACTCCTGTTTTCCGAACCAGTTCTGTAGGCATTGAATGGAAGTATGACTCTGAAGAAGATTCAGCTTGGAAGATATTGGTGAAATTTGAAGTACTGAAACTGAAGTTCTCAGATTTAACCGATGAACAAATTACTGCATTTTGGCGGGCAATACCGGATGATGTATTGGCTATGTTTCAGAAACCGGCCACGGACGCGGCCGCTGATGCTCGGAAGGAGATCACCAACATGCGCCAGCTGGAAGCGACCGTCGAGGAGAAGGAAGAAGCCAGGGAGAACTTTTACAGCCAGGTACAGGCCAAGGAACAGGCCCGGCAGAATGACGAAATCAAACGCCAAGAGGCTGCTGCTGCTCAGGCTGAAGCTGAACGGCTCCGTGAATTGAAAGAAACCGAGAGAAACGCCACCTTCGATGTCAAGGTGCGGGAAGCTACGGACGCTGCTGCCGAAGCTAAGACTCAGGGCGATTATGCCAAAGAGGAAGTAGAGAAGGCTGCTCAGTATGATAACCGCATTTCCCTCTTGGAAACCGGTAAGGCAAACGGCTTGCTGGTTGATGGCGGCCTGCTTTATCTTACATCTGATGACGAAGTGATATCTGACGGTGTAGAAGTGGCCACCGGAGGCGGTGGTTCCGGGTCAGGTGGAATCACGATGAAAGTAAAGAGTCTAACAGCCTCTCTGTTATCTGTAGTACAGGGGCAGGAGTTGCAGATCGGCTATAACTTTACGTCTGTCTATACGGACGATAAAACGGAAACCGGTACCGGCACGGCTGTATACACGGTTAACAGTCAAAAAGTAGCTTCGGCAACTGTTGAGCAAGGTGATAACTATTTCGATGTTTCAAAATACCTAATCGTTGGAACAAACAAGATTAAGGTTACAGTTAGCGACAGCACGGGATCATCTCGATCGCTATCCTATATCATTGATGTGATCAGCTTATCTATCACAGACTCGTATGATGATGCTCTGGTCAATACAGGAGTAATTACATACCGTTATACTCCGGTTGGAGCTGTCGAAAAAACGATACACTTTGTCTTAGATGGTACCGAGATCGGCACGGAAGTAACAACGATCTCCAATCGGCAGATGAGTTATATTATCCCGACCCAGTCTCATGGCGCTCATAAGCTAGAGGTATATATGACAACGATGGTTAACGGGACTGAGGTACGGAGCAATACGCTTACTCATGACCTTATCTGTGTCGTTGCCGGAAACAATACGGTGATTGTGGCATCTCCGTTTAATCAAGCGACAGCGAAACAGTATGACATGCTGGCTATACCGTTCGTTGTATATAATCCTACAGTGAGTACGTCTCCGGTAATTTTATCGGTAAATGATACTGTGTTGTCCGAGCAAACGGTAGACAGAACGTTACAGACCTGGAATTACCGTCTCAATCACGCCGGAAATGTAACATTAAAGATTGCCTCTGGAGAGGTATCAAAGACATTTACACTCGCTGTATCTGAGGCCGAAACGATAGTCGAAGCGGAGACGGCCGACCTGGAACTATATCTGACGTCACAGAACCGGTCGAACAATGATAATAACCGGGAAGAATGGAAATCAGGTGATATTACAGCCGTTATGACAGGATTCAACTGGCGTACAAACGGCTGGGTAGCAGATGAATCCGGATCAGTCTGTCTTCGTGTCGGCTCCGGTGCCCAGGTAACAATACCGGTCATGCCATTCTCGAAAGACTTCCGGGCTACCGGCAAAACGATTGAGATTGAGTTTTTGGTTCGTGACGTGTATCGGTATGATACGCCTGTTATCTCTTGTTGGTCCGGGAACCGTGGGATACAGATAACCTCACAACAGGCTCAGATCAAATCTGAGCAGTCGGATATCACAACCATGTTCAAGGATCAGGAACGTATCCGCCTGGCCTTTGTCGTTGAGAAACGTGCCGATAACCGTCTGTTGTCTATTTATGTAAACGGTATCAAGTCCGGTACAACCCAGTATCCGGATACTGACAACTTTATGCAGTCCGGTCCCGTCGGAGTCTCGATAGGAGGAAATGATGCGACGGTGGATATCTACAACATTCGCCTGTATGACAACAATCTGAACCGCTACCAGTTACTCAATAACTATATCGCGGATATTGACGACTACGACAGGAAAATATCTATTTTTGAGCGTAATGACATCTATGACAGCTACGGTAGTGTATCATTTGAAAAGGCTTTAAAACATAATGACTGTCTTGTATTTGAGGGTGACTTACCTCAATACAAGGGAGACAAGAAAACAAATAAAATATATCATTATTCGTCTGCCAATGACCTGTTAAACTGGTGGGCAAACGTGAAGAATAATGTCCAGGGTACTTCCTCGCAGTATTACCCGCGTAAAAACTACAAGTTCGAATTTATAGGTGGAATAACTTATATAGAGAGCGGAGAACAGGCAGAGGCGTTCCAGCTATCGGATGATGTTCATCCGGCAAAGATATTTTGTATCAAGACCGATTTTGCCGAATCGTCCGGAACTCACAATACCGGTGTGGCTAATATGGTAGACTGGGCGTTGAAGGAAATGGATATCCTGACCGAAGCGCAAAAGACCGATCCTGTCGCCCGTACAACGGTTGCCGGTAAACCTTATCTGCTGTTTCATAAAGCTACGGCCGACAGCCAGCCGGTATTTATAGGTAAGATTAATTTAAACACCGACAAGGCTGCTGAGAATACTTTCGGTTTCCAGGATGGCGATGAAAGCTGGGAGTTTTTGAATAACACCTCTGATATGACCTTGTTTAAGTCGGCTGATTTTACGTCCTGGCAAGATAATATCGAGGCCCGCTATCCGGACGGAGCCACCGATACGACAAACGCCAAACGTGTATGGGACTGGGTGGTTAGCTGTAAAGGTAATATCGCGAAGTTTAAATCCGAATTTGATCAATATTTTGACAAGGATCAGATCATATTTTATGCCTTGTTGACGCTGGCTTTAGGTATGACCGACCAGCGTGCCAAGAACATGTTCCTGACGCGGATCGGCGGTCAACAATGGTTATTTATCTTTTATGATAATGATACGATCCTGCCGATCAACAATGAGGCTGTGATCTCTTTCTTGTATAATGTCGAACCGCTCGATACGGTCGATAATAAATATGTATGGAACGGTGCCGACAGTGAACTTTGGAAGTTGGTTGACGAAGCCTTTGCCGACGAAATGCGGGAAATGTATTATACCCTGCGCCAGCAAAACATCTTTTCTTACGAACGCATGGTGGAATACTTGTATACCCGTCAGGCAGACAGATGGAGTGAATCTATCTATAACGAAGACGGGTATTACAAATATGAACAGCCGCTTATTGAAGGTTATCTGGATTATTCCCAGAGTACAACGAATCCCCAGGTGGTCAAAACCGGAGCCTATCTTTACGCCCTTCAGGGATCACGGGAAATGTATGGCAAATGGATATGGAAAAACCGTTTTCTTTATCTTGACAGCAAGTATCTGGCCGGTTCGATTCTGGGAGATACAGCGGTGTTCCGTACCTATACGCCGGTAGCATGGACAGGGGTTGAACCAAACGCTGATATAACCCTGACCTCCTTTAACGCGATGTACTTCAATGTTAAATGGGGATCAGTTACTAAATCTCAGCGTGTAGGTTTTAATGAGACTGTCAAGATGGTCGCCCCGACCGGCATGCAGTTTAATGACACAGAAACTATCATCTATGGTGCCAGCCTGATCGCTTCGCTGGGTGATTTGTCAGCGTTATATGTCGGATCGGTTGATGTGTCGAAAATGACGAAGTTGAAAGAACTTATCGTCGGTTCGGCCGTGGAAGGATATCAGAACACCAATATGGCGGTACTGTCAGTCGGTACCAATAACATGTTACGAAAAATTGATGTGCAGAATTGTCCTAACCTGACTCAGTCCATCGACCTGACCGGATGCGAGAACCTGGAGGAAGTATACGCCCAGGGAACCGGGTTGACAGCCGTATTGCTCCCAACAGCCGGTATCTTGAAAAACTACCATCTTCCGGCTACTATAACGAACTTAACAATTAAGAATCAGCCGCTCCTTACGGATGAAAACTTTATCCTGGACGGCAAGGATAACATTACAACAATCGTACTGGAAAACGTTGTAATCAATGCTTTTGCTTTATTGCAGGAATGCCTTGCAACTGGCAATTTACAGCGTATCCGTTGTATTGGTATCCAGGGCAGTGCAGCTACTGCCGATATCCTGTATCAGATCGCCCGGATCGGCGGTATTGACGAAAATGGTTACAACATTGATAAAGCCGTCTTGACGGGATCGTTCCATGTCGGCACCATCCGTCAGGACAAATTGGAGGAACTGGGCGAGATATATCCGGAACTGGCTATTACTTACGATACGCTGACGTATCCGCCGGTTGTGACATTTATCTTCGCCAGCTCACAAGGCAAAGTCATGTCTGTCGGTAGGTTTGCTTCCAACCACCGCGTAATTAAGGTTAATGAATATACCTACAAGGTGATGGCTGAAGTTGGTGAAGAGATTACCTATACTTACTCTTGCCTTAATCACAAGGAGATATCAGGAGCTATCACATGCACCGGTGACGAAACAAAAGAGTATACAGTAACCTATATACCGCTTTGGACAATCAAGATACTTAAACGCAACACGACCATTTTTATCCCGTCCGCGACGGTCAAAATTGGGGACGAAACCTATACGGCCAATGCTGCCGGTCAGGTACAAATCCGGCAAAATGCGAGCCTCACGGGAACGGTTGAAGCGACAGACTATAATGACGGTAGCTTTGAGTTCGAAGCGATTACGGATGACACGGTCAATACTGTTTATCTCGATCCGCAGGCGGTTGTTACGTTTACAGTCCGGGACGATAAAAACAATTTGCTGTCTAGCGCCACAGTTACGGTAGGGGGTAAATCAGCGACAACAAACAGTAATGGTGTCTGTTCGATCGCTCTGAAACAAGGCGTCTATAACTATATAGCTAAATACCAGAGATATCAAGGTTCTGGTTCCGTGACAATAGGCCTTTATAATGTCTCTGTATCTGCTACAGTAACGCTTAATATGGCAGCAATGAAACCCGACGAAAATGGTAATATCCAACTGATGCTAATAGGTACTGCCGCGACATTAAACGTGACGTCTACAACGGCTGATTACGTGATAAATTGGGGAGACGGGACGATAGACAATGCCTCTGGAACAGGAACTAAAACATATACTCATACCTATACTGACACGGGATACTATCAAGTTGAAGTGTCGAATTGTGCAGAAATTACATCATGTAATGGTACGTCTGTGTGTCTTATTGCATATTGGAGTATTGGGGATAGTAAAGTTAATAATCTTAATTTTCAGTTCTTTTCAAAAATTGAATATATAGGAGATTTATGGACAAATTACATTAATGTAAAAAGCCTGCATGACTTTTGTAGAGATTGTCCTAGACTTAATTTTATAGATATTTCTTCGTTAGCAAACAGTAGATCAGTGACAGATTTATCAGGCTTCCTATACAATTGTACCGCCTTAACCAGTATTGACCTCACGCCATTAGCGTCGATGACCAAGGTGGATAATTTATACGAATTCCTTTCTGCTTGTTCTGCCTTAACCAGCATTGACCTTACGCCATTAGCTTCAATGACCGGTGTGACAAATTTAAGCAGATTCCTGGCTAACTGTCGTGGCTTAAAGAGTATTGATCTCACGCCATTAGCTTCAATGACAAGAGTTACAGTTCTATCCTACTTTTTGTTTGGCTGTTATGGCTTAAAGAGTATTGATCTCACACCACTAGCTTCAATGACTAGTGTTAATGATCTATCCAGTTTCCTATACAATTGTACCGCCTTAACCAGCATTGACCTTACGCCATTAGCGTCGATGACCAAGGTAACAAATTTAGGCAGCTTCCTGGCTGCCTGTGGTAAATTAACCAGCATTGACCTTACGCCATTAGCTTCAATGACAAGAGTTACAGTTCTATCCTACTTTTTGTCTGGCTGTTATGGCTTAAAGAGTATTGATCTCACACCACTAGCTTCAATGACTAGTGTTAATGATCTATCCAGTTTCCTTTCTGCTTGTTCTGCCTTAACCAGCATTGACCTTACGCCATTAGCTTCAATGACCAAGGTAACAAATTTAGGCAGCTTCCTGGCTATCTGTGGCAAATTAACGAGTATTATAATAGGATGGACAACTCCGCCTCCTGCTTCATCTTCAACTTTAAGTAGTACAGGTACGGGCCCAATCTACACCCCTGACGACTCTGTTGAGTTATACAAGACAGCGACGAACTGGAGCCAGTATGCAACACGTTATAAACCAATCTCAAATAAACCAGCAGAATGAAAACAGATGTAAATAATAACAAACACCTGATCGCGGACGATGGCAAAGTATTTCGTCGGATCAGTGATAACTGGGTTGCAGGGAATGAAATATATCTCGGTTATGCCTACCAAGTTGGAGGAAACAAGCAGGAAGAACCTTTATTGGAACTCCCTGAGCACTACGAAGAAGTAGACGAAGTGATAATCGAAGATACTCCCGACGAAGCCTTTGACACGGAAGCGGAAGTTTTAATCGACCCTGAAACGTCTCTGATGTCGCTCCATGAACCTGTCTCGGAACCACTAGAACCAACACAGGTACGACTAACAGAGCTGCTAGCGACAGCTCTTAATGAGATAGAAGTACTTAAAAAAGAAGTAGCCGAATTAAAGAAGTAATTAACCCGCCGGGAGCAATCCCGGCACAAACTCAATAGATATGAAAGTATTTTATAACTCAAAAATCGCGAAGGTTTTCACCTTCCTGGCCGACTTCGCCACAATCATGCTTTTCGGAGCAGTTTTCACCGAACACGATTCTTTGTCCGAACGGTGCCAACATCATGAGGCTGTACATGTAACGCAGTATCAAACAATGTTTATGCTAGGTCTGTCAATCGCCTTCGGTGTCTTCTTCGCTTGCCTTGGATTTGACGTATATGGCTGGTGGATGCTGTCGTTACTGACCATACCGCTACTGCTATATTATGTATGGTACCTGGTCGAGTACCTGGTCCGACTTATCATGTATCGGGATAGTGGCAAGGCTTACCGGATGATAGCCTTTGAACAGGAAGCCTACGACCTGGAATACGAGTACCTGAAACCCTGTCCGGAGAGACGGTCGGCTTATTCGTTTAGCTTTTGCAAGTACTATTAA